GTCGATCTGCTCAGCTTCTTCTTTCATGTCCTCTTCGTCATCGTCTTCTTCTGTTGACTCATCGTCTTCAGAATCGTCCTTTGCTTCGTCAAGGTTGACTTCCTCTTCATACACAGCAGGAGAGAAACGCGCCTGAATCGCTGCGCTCATCTTCTCTTGCATGATTGCATGAAGGGTTGACTCAAAGCTATTTGCATCCTTGTTGAACGCTGCTGAAATAAGATCTTTCACTGACATGTGTAGGTCTCCTTACTGTTGATTTGCATTATTTGATGGTGTAGAATCTAATGGTTGTGGAGGAGAAACTGGCTCAGGAGCAGGCTCACTTTCAGCTTCATCTTCAATTTGTTTCTTGATCTCTTCAATCTCATCTTCAGACATGTGAAGAATGTTCTTGCGAACCCATTCTTTTGAGTAATACTCGCCGACGTAATTCGATACGTTATTGAGAACATCAAGGCGATCACGAATGATTTCTGCTTGCTTCAATTCTTCAAAGTGGTTATCGAGTTGGAAGTTATAGCGAAGCTTCTCCTTGATTGCATCCCATTCTTCTGGCTTAATAACGCCCTTCAGGATGAGTTGCTTCTCAAGTGCTTTGTCAAACAACGTTGAGAATCTTGAGCGAAGACGACGAATGAACTTAGAGAACTTGACTTCATCACGAGAGATTTCAGATGCACGACCAAAGGAGAATCCAGTCTCAGGCTCAAGGCGAGAGATAGGAACGTTCAGCGACTTGTACAACTTCTTTTGGAAGTAGACGACGTCGTCCATCTCACCTAGGTTTTGACCACCTGGAAGTGTGGTGATCTCTGTACCACGGTTACCTTCGCGGCGAGGAAGCCAGAAGTCGTCAGTGATCGTCATGAACTTACGATCATCGCGCATCTCACCAGTCGATGCATCGTACACCAACTTGTTCTTGTGGTTGACCATCATATCACGAAGGTACTGCTCAGCTTTCACCTTTGGAAGGTTGCCAACGTCGATGTAGAAGATACGACGTTCAGGAGCACGTGCTAGGCGATAGATAACCAATGAGTCTTCCATCATGCGCAACTGATTCAATGGTTTATATGCTTTGTGCAGATGCGACAAGATGATAGTGTTCTTTTCATTGAGAACACCAGAGTTACAGTTGATGATAGAGTCCTTTGCAATCTTAAGGCCGGCCATACCATCAAGTGAATTCAACGTAACGTTTGCACTCGAGTTGTTATCATAACCACGATCAACGTATACGTAATACTCATTCTTTACTCGTTTGAAAGTGAATTGAGTGCCAGGTGTAGGCTTATCTTTTTCAAACTCGCGAACTTTACGAATCTTACGTGGGTCAATATAACGCAGTTCAATGATACCCTTTTTAGGAGAGGTTTCATCAATTACTACGTGATAATACAGACGACCATCAACGTACCAACGCGTAAAGATCTCATAACCTTGATTAGAAAAGTCGAGCATCTTGAGGATGTTGTCGAACTCTTCACGAATCTTCTTTTTGATAGAGTCAGGTAGATCAACATCATCAGTTACGCACTCGACAACTTTTTCGTCATCGGTGATGTTGATTGCTTCATTGACGATGTCGTCAACTGCAGCCTGAACTTCTGGCTGTTGGAGCATCGAACGATAGCGATTCACCAACTCTGCTTCTGTTTTAGCAGTACCGTCTAAATCCACATATGTGCTTTGAAAGCCGCCACCAGCAGCGATGCTGATGGCACCTTCATCATTAACGGGCTCGGCGAAGGAGCGCTGAGGCTCCTCCGTCTGCTTTCGTTTTATTTCAAAACCGAATAGTTGCACCATAATTTCCTTTCACTAGAGAGTAGTCACCAATTATACGTTGGTACCACCGTCTCCAGTTACACCACCCGAAACGTTCCACCAGTCATAAGCAAAGGTTACGTCGAACTCTTCGATACGATCGTTCTCTTCCCACGACATGTTGATCGCTGCGACTTCAGTTGGGAACAAACCGTTGAAGTTGTATACGCGAAGTGGAACACCTGCCTTGGAGAACTGAGTGATTTGAGCTTGCGCTTTGTACTGAAGAGGCGCAGCTGCAGCACTCAAGTTACCTTCATGGGTGTTGATCGCAGACATCCATGCTTCCATCGCGTTACGAATCAGGAAGTCTTCGTCGTTGATGACTGTGACTCTCCAAGGTTCGAACGTTCTGTCGCCGGCAACTTTGATCTTACGACCAAAGTATGGGACGTCGATGCTGTTGATCGTCGATGATGGAATGGTAGATGCCTTTACCATGAAAGGCACCTTGATGTCGGCAATGCCACCTACGATCGGGTTAGTGATTTGCACTTGGAAGAGCGTGCTTTTCGCTCCTCCAAATGTAAGTTGTGATCTAAGGTCATTGATATTGAAAGCCATATCTTATCTCCTTCTTTCCAATATTTATACCTTAGCGCTTACCAATGATTTCTTCGAACTGAACACCGGTGCGGACCGCAACGAAGTTGAGTTGGATGAAGTTGATCGAACGGGCAGGCTTGATGTAGATATCACCGACGAACTCGTTACGGTCGATGATTTCTGGGGTGTTGTTGGTTTCGTCACAGACAACTCGGAAGTCGTAAATACCACGACGACCCTGTACATCACGCAGGAATGGTTCGACAAGGTTCTTGAACTGTGCACGAGTGAACTCGTCGTTGAACTCGAACAGAGTCGATTGTGCTGCGCGAGAGATTGCCTTCTCGAGAACGATGAACAGACGACGAACGTTGATTCTGTCGAATGCCGAAGTTCTGTTGAGTGCAGTCTTGTCACCAAACAAGATGGTTCCTTGTCCTGGCTGGCTCACGACTGGGTTAACACGGTTCTTGTAGAGTTGATCTCTTTCAGACTTGTTTGGATTCCAAGCAAGCTTGATGATGTTCTTGATCGTACCGCGGTTGTATCCTGCAGGTGAGAACCATGGGTCGCGAGTTTCGTCAGTGCGTACGCAGAGACCTGCCACATCGCCGTTGAGAGGCGTGTAAATGTAGGTGTCATTGTAGCGGTCGTAACGATACTTGTAGCCCGAGTCGATGACTGCGTAAGACGAACTATTAATGCCCGACGCGAAGGATACAACGTTTGCCTGAGCATTGACGTTCGTCGCGCCATTGACAACAACGTCAGACAGACGAGGCGAAACAAAGACGATGCAGTCCTTGCGGAATTCGCAGATGTTGTCGATGATGTAGTTCGCAAGTGAAGTGTTTGACGACTTACCGGTCATGACGAGCGAGATGTCGATCGATTCTGGCGACTTAAACTGATCGTAACCAGCCTGCAGAGTAGCAAGAGAGATCGCAGATTCGTTCGAACCGTCAGTACCACCAGCAAGTGCAAGAGTGATCGCGCTGTTCGAGAAGGTCAGTGCAGTAGCGTCAACGTTTGCAGTGAAAGTCGCGTTTGCAGTAAGCTTGATGTAGTTCGAACGGTCGTTGATCGCGTTGATCAGGTAGTTGTTGGTGCCGTCTTCAGTCTTCGCGAGGTTAAAGACTGAGAGGTCTTCGAACACTTCGACTGCGGTGTTAGCGATACCGGTGAACTGACCAGTGGTGTCGACAACCACGACGTGAACGTTACGGCTCGATGATGGTGCACGAGTGACGTATCCGTTTGCGATGTTGTTTGCGCCGTAAGCGGTCTGACCAATGATGATGACGCGAAGTGCATCTCCGAGGTCACCTGGGTACTTTGCTTCTACCTTGGTGAGGCCAGAGGTGCTTACCGCTGCAGTGATACCTTGAGAGGTGTTAGCGGTAGTAAGCGATGCGTTAGCTACGACTGCGTCACTGACGCGAACCACATACAGTGAGTTACCATAAGCGAGGAAGTCCGCTGCAGTGAAGAACGTCTCTGGGTTGTGTGCACTTACTGGCTTACCGAATCTTTTGACGAGGTCGACTTCAGACGAAACGAGAATTGGCTCGTTCACTGGACCCCACGCAAAAACACCAGCAATAGCACCAGTCGTCGTAGATACTGCAGGAACGACCGTGGTTAGGTCGATCTCAGATACATTGATACCTGGGCTGAGTTGAAATGGCATGTGTTATCTCCTTTTATGAGCATTATTTAAGTAAGAGTCTTCCTTTTATTTATAAGAAAGGCAATTACCAGTCAAGCCATCTCGAAGGTGGTGTATACGTAACTTCCTCTGGTTCGATGTCGTCATAAGTGAAACCAAATGGAAGCAACTCATCCATCAATTGTTCGTCGCTTTTCTCTCTTAGTTTCATCATTGTGTTAATGTCAGTAATCTCTTTGAAGAATGATTGAGTCGTGAGCCATGCAAAGAGGACGAGGCCCATCACCAAGTCATCGTGACATCCGGCCTCAGCCTCATATGATGCACCCTTACGCGAGAACGTCGACAACTCATTGATCGTATGGAAGTCATAGATCTGAAGTTGCTTCTGTTCAGCTAGAAGCTTCAACACTGAGCAGCCAATAGACTTCACTTGCTTCGTGGTACGAATGCCCTTGTCAACGTTTGAACCGAATCCACCAGAGATACGTTTACCAGAACGACCAGCCGATTCAGTATACAACAGAGTCTCGACTTCAAAGTCAAAGTGCAAGGTGTCTGACACTTGGCCGCCGATGTCGTTGATCTCGATCAGGATGTATGCATCGTTGTAAGACTTCGTGGTTCTGAAGATGATGTCAGCGTAGTCAACCGGCGTGATCAAGTTATTACGATAGGTCACAACCTGTCTGTAAGGCATCTTTGTCACGTCAATGATGTGGAATGCAGAGTAGTCTAGGCCTTTTCCACGAGAGACGTCAGCGATACATACATAGGTCTTACCCTGCTCTGGCTTCTCATAGACAGCAAGGCCTTGTGCTTCATGAATCGGAGTGCGATAAGCAGACTGCAGATACTTGAGTGTCGCACCATCGATGAGCGTGCCAGACGAACCAAGGAACTGGCATTCGTATTCTTGCGAGAACTTCTCAGTGTCGAAGTTAAGTGCCTCGAGTGTCTCCTGCTTCCACGCGTCCCCGCGGCCGGGCACGAGATCCCAGGTGACTTCGACGTATTGATAACCGTTCGACCCTTGCTTAGCACCTTCACAGATCTTGAAGAAGTGATTCAGACCGTTAGGTGTAGAGGTCATCAGAAGCTTGGTTTCTTCACCGGATGAGATGGTTGGGTAAACAGAAGCGAAGAACTCGTCATAACCTTCCACAAACGCACATTCGTCGATGTATAGGAACGCGATCGACTTACCACGAATCGAGCTCGATGTAGTCGTACCTGCGTAGACCTTACAACCATTCTCGAGTTCGATAGAGTTCTTGTTCCATTCCTGAATCCCGTGCTGCATCCACTTTGGCAGGTTTTCGTACGCGAGCTTGACGCGCTCGAGAACTTCCTTTGAGCCTTCACCTTTATTTGACAGGATGCCCACATTTTTGTGTTCATTGAAGATGATATAGTGTAGAATGATAGCGACGGCGGTGGTAGTCTTACCTGCCTGACGCGCAGTAAGCACAGCGACACGACGATTGTTGAAGATCTTCGTGGCGATTTCTTTCTGGTAGTCATACATCTGAAGCGGAATGAGACCGCGGTCGACGTGTACGATTTTGATGTACTTCTCGGCGAAATAGATAGGATCCATCATGCACAGCGCCATTTCTTGAAGCTGTTCAGGTGTCCACTGCTGCTGTTGGCCGATTCTTTTGAGAAGGTTGTTACCTAAGTAACCCTTGTCTGGCTTAGGAGTTTGATTGTCCATTTTTCCTCATGTCTGCTAGAACCTTCAGCAGATCATGGGTGGTCCCGACGAATAGGTTGTTATTTGTCACGTTACCACCAGATCCAGTCTGAGGGTCATCATTACT